AGGGCTATTAAGTATGCAGCCCGTTGGAATGGGGTGCAATTCGGAATAGAAAAACCCGCCGAACCGCATACTAAATAACCCTATTCCGATTTGCTTTCTAAAGACGTTCCAACACGCCTATTACTCTACAATTTTAATATACCTCCCTCTAATTGCAAGTGTTTTCTTCATCTAATCGGCTTTTTAACTATCTTAATTCCACGATTGATGCCCTTAGTTAGAGTTATATACCCTTTCTTTTCTATAGCTTTTAGATGACACTGTGCCGCATTGGGCCCGAATAAAAAGTTACATGCAATATCAAGTCTTGAGGGTGGGTATCCGTTATCGCTCGAATACTCTACGATGAACTCTAAAACCTCCTTCTGCCTTAATGTAAGCATAATGATTTCCTCTGCTATAATTGACCCTGTCAGCGGGGTTTTAACCACCGCCTTAGACTACAGAAACTCGTGAAGACTGTAGCTATATAACCGGGGGACAGGAGTTAAACCGGTTATATATTGTTAATTACCAAGAAGGGTCATAAATTCCTTTGACCATGACTTGGATTCGCTTGCACTTGTTTCTCTCGTTACCCTTAGCAATCCCCTGAAGGAATTTGATGTCATCAAAGCATTGATTTATTGCTTTAATTGCAACAGCGCACGGGTGATCGTAAATATTAGACCCAACAACTAAATCACTTTCAACTAGCTCCTGTAACAGCTCTATCAATTCTGGTCTATTCATGCTTATCCTCCAATTCAAACACTTGTTTTAAATGCTCTATGATCTTTATAGCGTCGTCTTTGTTGATAAAAGTATTTCCAGATACAACCTCTTCTCCCCATCCCCAACAATCAATAAGACCAATTTTTAACTCGCCAGCGGCTGTAGACGCACCAAAATCCAAACCAATACCAATTTCTTTATTTATCAGCATCACACCCCTCCTCATCATCCTCTATGTAAATAATCCCTCGCTTTATTCCCCTTACTGCGTTACGGCCTTGTTCTTCAGAGATGACAAATTTTATGTGGTACCAATCATGCTCTAGAGCACCCGCTAGAGCTTTACCCTCTGGAAGCTTCTGCAATGAGAAATCATCATTTGCTGTTGGCACTAACCTATACTTACTCATGCTCCACCCCTGCACGGTCTATCTTGGCCTTTACTTCCTTCATTAACCGCCTGACCGTCCTATAATTATGCTCATGAGGTCCGCTAGCAGTGATTCCTGTTGCTATATGAGTGACCCTAACCCACTTGATCACGGATGATTTACACGCGCTAGTAACCTTCCATTTCTTCATTAACATGATTGTGACTCCTTATAAGTGGTTTTCCGTTGTAAGGCTTCTCTGGTAGCCCTCCTAGCTCCTGTACCCAATCGTAGTGGACTACAGCGTTCTTTCCATAGACTAGCTCCTTTATCTTTTCATGGTAGTTACAGCGCTCACAGACACGGTGTAGGCCATCGTCAACAATAAGGTCATAGGCATGTAAGTGGATATCACAGAGGGGTTTGAAGATGTTCATTCTATTACCTCCGACACCAGTACGTAACCGGCCTTCTTGATTGGCCCTCTATCAACGGGTGTGGTCTGCCCATTCCTCTCATTAATAAGCCACTGTCTTGGCTCTGGCTTTATGCGTACACGGTTCTCCTTGAGGCAGTCAATGATAAATCTTAATGAATCGCCACCAGCTATAAAGTCAGCGCTCGCCCATCTATTGTCTTTTGTGTAAAAAACTTCAATAGCCTTCTTATCTTCAATAGCCTGGGCGAGCTCTACTAGTGTTAGGGTGTTCATTCAATGACCTCCTTGACATGAAATATTTTGCCTTGTAGTTTATGTTCATGTTTTGTTGTTTTTGCCTCTTCCAGAGACAACCACCTGCCTGATAACCCATCAATAAACCAATATTCCTCTGGTTCTGGCTTTATGCGGTATTTATAGTCATCTTCAAATCGATAGATAAGATCTGGAACTGGCGACCATTCATCATCATTTCCAATCTGTGTGAATTCTATATCCTTACCCTCTGCATAAGCTGTTATTACAGGTAGAAGCTCTTTAGCGCGTGACCTATCCATTACATTGCTCCTGCGTATATTATGTAAGCCGCAGCCGCCCAAATATTACTCGTTATAATGTGACATAACGAAGCGTCGGCATCTTTACTAACGAACGATAATATTAAAAGTACGCAAGCCAGAATCATAGGAAGCACAGACATCACACCACCCCCAATCGTTTAATACCATTGACTAAGTCTTCTCCGGTACAGTCTGGGAATTCCTTTAAGGTGTGTTCAGCATGTGCGAGAATCAGCTTATACATGGCCTTCTCGCCTAATTCATAGCCTTGTTGCTGCCACATCTTGACCAGGCTGGTAACCTCGTTACCTTCTTTTATCTTAATACTAGTCATCAGCTTCTATCCTTTTATATTCATCAATCGTTGTTTTAATCCTGATACGTTCAAAACCCATGTCCTCAATTAATCCAATGGGGAATGATCTGCTTTCCTTACCTAGGCATCGGCTAATATAGTTATCACCATAGCCATAATGATTGCTGCAATTCTTGAATCCCTTATCACTATTGCTGCCGTCCGTGTCAAAGGTGGATGTGATGTACTTGATAACCTTCTTACTAAATTGCTCTTTATTCATAATGGCCTCTCTGTGTTTTTTCAATCATACCCCAAATAAATGGTTGACACAACCCCTTTTAATGGGTAATATGAATGTAACTTAACAGGAGGTTGATCATGAGAAGGAAAATAGATAAAGATGATGGAAGGTTTTTGCTGTTTGTTGTTTTCTTCCTGATTGTGCTGGGTATAGCGGGAGCAATGGAAATAAAGGATGAGGCCCGCTGTTATATGGCGGAGACTGAACAGAGTGATGAACAAGTTAAAATCTGTAGGGAGAGGTAGGGATATGTTAATACTTACGAGAAAAACTGGTGAATCGATAATGATTGGTGATGATATATCAGTCACGGTATTAGGTGTAAAAGGCGGCCAGGTTCGAATAGGCATTGCTGCGCCTGATGATGTAGATGTTGACCGGGAAGAGATATTTGAAAAGAAGCGTCGACAGAAAGAAGATGAATATAATCGTTGATAACGCATCACTGTACAGGAGCAATGACATGGATAAAGAAGATAGACAGATATTGCAAGCATGGATGATAGCATTTTTTATTGTCCTTAATATGTGGGGCGTGGCGCAGCACTACTTTCAGTGATGTACTAATTGAGACGCATGCCATGACAATCACAATTAAAAACGAACAAGGCGGTTTTGAAGAGGGAACCACTATGTCAGTAGATATATTACCAGATTGCATGATGCCGGACGGAGGTGATCCTTGTAAGGCTTTTCAAAAGATGCATGCGGATTACCAGAAGCTAGAGCAAGACAACAAAACACTACGTGCAGCCATTGCATGGGCGCTCGGGTATACCAACTTCCCACAAAGGCAGGATGGTGAAGGTCCCTATTGGTGGAGATCCGAACTTAGGGCGCTGTGCGGTGAGACATTCAACGGATGCGATTTTATTGACCCGCTCAACCCAGGTATAGGGTGCCTCCCCACTCCACCAGAAGGTAAAGAGTGATGGAATACATGGAATCTAAAATGCAGGACTACTACGACGCCGGAAATGCTAGGGCGGATGCTATTTGGGTAGAAATGAAGCGCTTCGAGGACTTCTATTTATCCTTTCCAGATAATGACGAGTCACTGCTAAAAGAAACTGTTAACTATTTCGACTACAAGAATGAAACAGTCCAATTAATGTGGGTGTGCTTCCGTCGAGGTGCTGATGTTGCAGATATGTACTAGGTTGATCAACCCCAATAATGGTAAATACAGAGATATATGCAGATTTCTAGATTGATCGAGATAGCCCCACCGGGATTCGACTTCGAAGGCTTGCAAGTATTTGTGTTCGGCCAAGCCGGTCATCTCGACACTAAATGGACAGAGCATGCAGATAAAATTTTAGCCTGCCCATTCCCTCTATTCAGTATAGAGATGGATGGACTTATGGGGCTTTGTGGTGACCGTCACGAGATGTTTGGCATCACTGATGTTGAGTCAATGTTTCTATGTCTATGTGTAAGAGAGGTTGCGCCGGGGAATTATGAAATCCTTGCTCTTATGGAACACTGGAAAGATGACCAGAAAATCAGAGATGTGGTGATTAGTCTCGACACTGACGAAAGCAACGCTGAAGCTCTGCCCGTCATTCAAGAAATGTTGGCCAGAATGAACGTTGAAGATACGGGAACAACCAGCGGGACTGGCAGGGTTCGTTACAAAACGATTGAAGGGACAAAGAGAACATTCAGGCCAAGAGGTGTTATTTATGTTGGTAGAAAAAATCAACGAAGTACCACTGAGAGTGGCCGTGCTATCGACTGGTCGAATAGCTGGAATGTAAGGGCTCACTGGAGGCAGCTTAGCAGCCCTTCGTCAATCGGTATGGGCCGTGATGGCGAGCGAAATATTCAGGGTTATACGTGGATTGGTCACTATCAGAAAGGCAGTGGGCCGTTAATGAATAAAGTTAGAAAGGTTGATTAACCCATAGGCATATAGATTAACACCCAAACGCCTCTCGATAGAACGTAAGTGAATGGTTTTTCTTAATTGAATAACCATCACGCTTTCTATCTGTCTTAATCTCATTCATATGACGATAGCCCCAAATCCGTAAAGGAACGTCAGGAATAGGGTCACCAGCGTTAGAAAACTCCCAGATAGGATAACCTAGCCGCTTAACCCGCTTGGCAGTCCCTCTAGTGAACGTTCTAGGGGCACCTAGGGTGATTACACCCCCTATAGTGAAACCCATGTCACAGAGCAGCGCAGCGCAGTTCTGGGATAATGACCCTCCAAGGCTATGTCCCCAGAAAAACGTCTTAACATCTTTCCTCAGAAATCCTTGTAAGCCATGATCGACTAACTTCGTCGCACCTTTGAGAAATCCGGCATGACTCCAACCGTGTAATCTACTGCTATACCAGGGCATGGCGCGAAGATCTCTTAAAACATCCTTCCAACCTTCTTTGCTTATTAAACCGTCAGCTTCGGTAGGTCTGGGGATAACATGTTGATAACCCTGTGCATAAACTACTAGACATTCGATATCATTGATTTTAATGGTCAGTTCATTAACTGAACGTTCCATCAAGATAATGATCTCAGAAGGGCTTAGAGGGAGTTTGGCGAGTTCTTCTTGGAAATTCATTGGACGCCTGTTTCGAATAAATTACAGAATTCATCCAACTTTTTCTGTTTAGCAGTGGAATCAAACTTGCGCTTTAATGCTCCTCTGCTGGTGACATTGCAGATAGCCCAGACTTTAACAACTAAGGCTTCATCAGCCGCTTTCTGACTATAAGACCCAAAACTACTTCTAAAAGATGACCACTCAGCACAACCACTCATGAAAACAACTAAAAATAGGACAGATACTACTTTTAAAGGGTGTCTCATAAATTAACCTTTGGGGGTTACATCGGTTTACCTAAAATCAACTCATCAACTCTGGCACTAGACAAGAAGCTTGATAGGCCACTTTTAACACGTACCTTAGTAACATCGATCTTCCTACCAGCAGCCGCTAATATTTCAGTTTTCAGTCTTTCCGGGACTAATGCATATTCAGCATTAGTAAGCATTTCTATTAATTCATCGGGGTAAAGCATTGTTTCATAGGCAGCCACAGGCGTAGGTGGATCAAATACATTGCCATTCTTAACCCATCCAACACCATAACCTAATCCCGTGACATCATCGTAGGCAGGAAATCTAGACGCATTACCCACGATGATATTGACAATTATGTCGTTTTCGACAATTGCTAAATTAGCCATCAGAAGAACTCCTTAATGATTACTATACCATCTGCACCATCTGCACCAATGGTAGCTTCTGCTGCTACACCACGCTCACCGGAACCACCTCCGCCACCGCCACCATCTGTGCCTTCAGTAGCACCTGTGCCTCCGGTTGATACGGGTTCATCGCCAGTACCACCTATGCCCAATGAGCCACCACCAGACCCGCCTGAGGCTTGTGTACCAACCGATCTAAGAGTGACGTTGAGGAAGTTACTACCGCCTTCACCACCCTGAGTAACAGGACCTCCGCCACCACCACCGCCGGCACCAGGGAACGCATAAGTGTTGTTTGTTGCTGGCGACCCACCGGCTGTAGCGACACCACCACCAGTTCCGGCTGGAATATTGTTAGAGGTTCCGCCCGCAGACCCTACACCACCTGTTGTAGCCGTACCTGCCAATCCCCCTACACCGCCCGCACATGAAATATTGCCTATAGAGGTCGTGCCTCCTGTAGCACCTGCGGCCCCAATGGCACCACCAGTTCCACCAGCACCAATAGTAACGGTAAAAGACCCCGAACCAAATGTATGAGGAAACTCAATAACAGCACCGGCGCCCCCTCCTCCGCCACCAGCACCAGCAGAATCATCCCCATCATCAAAACCACCACCGCCACCACCACCGCCTCCACACGCTGTGATAGTCCACGCTATCGCACCTGTAGTTGGCGTATAAGTGTCAGTAGCCGTAAAAACAAGGATATTCTCCTCTGCTGTTGTTGATGCAGTGGTAGATTTAGTTGCGAATTTATTAAACCCAGCCATTAGTAATCTCCCGCAACGCCTGCTATATCAATAACTTTTCCTGCTGTTAAGGTCACTTTTGCATTGACCTCAAGGATGAATGTTTTCTGTAGTACCAGGGAATTATCAGCATCTATTATGGGTAATACAACGGGGTCTAGCAGGGTTTTTGGTGCTGTAGAGCCATCCGTTCCCGCGCCTGCAGGGACAGTAACCTCGCCAATAATAAAACTGCTTGTTCCATTATTAATACCAATCACGATAATTCTAGCTACCGTATCGGTAGAGGTGGCTGTTAATTCAGTCACAGCACCTCCATCAGCACCAGCGGTAAAGATCTGCTGAACCACGGTTGTGTCGGCATCTGTAATTCGTTCCAATGGGTTTTTAGTGCTATTCAGAAAAATAGCGTCTTTACTTGCTGTTGATGTTGTCATGATTAAAAATTCCTAAAGGCAAATAATTTAGCAGCGGCGGTAACAACAGGTGTTAAGGTCTGTAATCGCCAATTAACCCTATTATCAGTGGTTGGATTGTTGTTCAAATTGACAGCTGTGATGGATTGATAATCTTCCCCATCAGACCCCCTTACCGCATCGTTTAATGCATAAGTGACATTGGCATTCCAGATCCTAATGAATAATATCTTCTCCCAGGATGCCGGATTAGCTTCGCTGGCAGGATCATTGTTCAGATTGTTGTCAACCAAAGAGTTATAACGGCAGCCATCTGATCCGGTCACTAAGTCATTAATTGAATAAGAAACAGTTTCATTCCAGTCAGCAAAAGCACCTCCTGTCGCATCACCCCCTATAGGATCAGCAGAATCAGTTAGCACACCATTTTTATCTCTTTTCTCAATGCCATAGGTGCCGTCTAAAAATATATCTGGGACAACACCTGACGCATCCAGTATGACAGGGTTAGTGTGCGGTTTTAGTCCCTGCTGATCCTTAAACACAGGCTTTTTGGTCGTAGTTGACCCCGGCTCAAAGAACGTTAACTGTCCACCAGCATCTGGCTTGATACTGGCCGTTAAATACCGGGGAAAGGGATCTACATATCTGTCAGCCATTATTGCTGTTCTCTTGTTAGTGAAGGCGCTACACCTGCGGTTATTGCACCTGCTGCAAAAGCTTTTCTACCTTTGGCAAGCTCAGCCGCCGCTCTGGTGGCCCGATTAGCAGATTTAAGTAAATCATCAATATCAGCAGGATTTGCATTGACCAATAAATTCGATAATTCAGCAGCACTACGCTGATTGAATGGAATGGTTTTTCGATAAGCCTCAACTATGGCTCTTCCATTAGGACCGGCCTTCACAACCGCATCTGATAATGCCGCCGCCTTACGAGTAGATCTTTGAGCCAAAGCCCTGCTTGCTTGACCGATAATAGGGGTAACAGGTCCAAATACTGCGGTACCGGCCAATCCTCCTATGATATTGGTGGCTTGACCTTCGGAAAACCCAAGCCTCCCCACCAGTTTTAAAATATTCTGTTCGTTACTGCCTTGAACCACGGCATCCATAGAACTAAGTTCTTCTTTACTGAAGAATCTTGACCGCTTTTTGTTATTAAGAATAGCCCTTAATTGATTTCGTATACCATTCTCAAACCCGCTAGCTTGTCTTGATGCCTTGTCCATAGCTTCCTGTATAACTTCTGCCCTCCTGGCTCTTCCCCACAACTTGCGGGCAACTTTATATTTCCCGCCAATGCCTGCCGCTTCTTTGGCACCTTCACCCACAAATGCAGCTGGCCCGATTTTATCCATAAAAGAATCAATTTCGTCGATCATGATGGCCCCGACTCTAGCATCAGAAAGATCAGCGGAGCTAGCGGCTATCTGGGCTTTGCTTCTGAAATTATCTAAATCTTCAATCGTTCTTAATGATCTGTCTCTAATTTCATCGACAAACTGCTCTACTACCCTGGCTGACTTAGGGGTTAAAACTGAATCTACATTTGCTTTCCTGGCTTTTCTGACAACGGTTTTTAATAAACTATTAGCCGCTTCTGGCTTAACTTGCACGCCAATATCACCAATCTCTTTGTAAACAGCCCTCGAAGCATCTTTCAATGTCTCTATCTGCGGTGCAGCTTCAACCAAAGCCTTATCAAGTCGTTTTTCAGTGACTTTTAATGCTTCTTTCCCGGTTCTTTTTAGCCTGCCTCCACGCTTAGCCAATGCCGCCGCACCCCCAAGCGCCTCTAATACTGCCGTGGGTAAGGTTTTGGCTGCTGCTGCTAATGCTGGGCTACCTGTTAACTCCAATGTTTTGTTGCCAAGAAAGTTTTCAATATTTCCAAAAGTTAAAGCTTCTTGTGTGGCTTCGACTGCTCTAGCACCTGCTCCTGGCTCAGCGAGTGGGTTAATTGCCTGAGCTATACCAGCGATTCCTGCTACAGGCGTCACTATTGCTCTACCAGCAGTACCCAAGGCTTCACCAGCCCCTACAAGTGCTTCTTGGCCTGCCTGGGTGGGAGGTTGTAGCGTTAAGGCTTCCCTTGTTGCCTCTACGGCGCGCGCTCCTGCGCCAGGTGCAGCAAAAGGATTAAGTGCTTGAGCAATTCCAGCAACGCCCGCTATAGGCTCAGCCAAAGCACCGCTAGCAATAGAGAATAAAGCCTCTTCTCCCGCACCTACCTGTTGACCTACGCCAGGACTTGCAAGCTCTTGTAATCGTTGTGCGTTAGCTAGTATTTGCGCTTGAGTTGGTGTATCTCCCAATATAGGCTGAGAAACATCACCACCTGCACCGCCAGTATCAACCAATCCATCTTGACCTCCACGAATAGCTACAACCCTCTGACGCAATACATCAGAGTTAGGATCTATGTTATCAGGGATATTATTAATCGTTATCCCGTCTTGTGTCGTGATCGAATAAGGCATTAAAAATCTACCTGTATATTTCTATTTTGGGTAGGCGCTGCTGGCTGAATTGCTTGGTTTTGACCAGCAGCTCCCTCACGCTCTTTCAATCTTATAAATGAAGCTACGGTACCGCCTTGATCAAGATGTTGTATTTGGTCATTGTAGTAGGCCCTCAGCTTTTGCTGTGCCGCTTTCTTTTGCTGCAAGTGATCAATTAATTGAGGGCTATCTAATCCCGTTGGAAGCGCAACTTCTCTGGCAAGATCCAGCTCGCCCTTAGATAACGCGCCGAATGTCACAGCGCCAATAACATCAAGCGCCATAGACTTTTGAATATTATCAAGCTCAACACTGGCCGCTCTGATTGAGGGGAAATTCTTCTGAATGGCGCCAACACCCGCACCACCCTGAACAGCCTCAATAGCTCGGTCGATGTTTTTAATGCCCGCATCTATCTTAACAATCTTCTCGACACCAGCATCGATAGCTTTGGCTCTTGATGATCCTGTCATCTCACCAAACTTTTCAGCTTGCCTTATTTGCGCCTTTGCGTCTGCGAGGTTTTTTATATCTCCGCTCGCGATAGCGCTCAATATCGCATTACTAACCTTGCGACCCCTCAAGCCAAGCTTAACTTCACGAGCGTTTTGCTGTTTCTGAGCTTTCGTGCCGTCATCGGGTAAGCTTTCAAGTAAGCTTTCAAAAAACACTTGCTCAGTGCCCTTATCAGCACCACCATCCCGTCTTAATCCTTCAATATCAGTAGCTACAGCCCCTCCTGGACCTATAGTCACTAGCTGACCACCAACGATCTGTTGCTTAGGCTTCCCAGGCCCCTGCAAGACACCCAACCCTATGCCAATCTGTTCAGTATTATCCAATTCCTTGATTAACCGTTCAGCCGCCTCCTTATCGCCCTGAGAGGCTAATTGAGATAGCTGCATGATCCGTTCGGTATCAGAGAAATCAGTGCCTGGGAACTGCTGTGCGAACTCTATGCGTGACTGACCAAGTTGGGTCACTAAATCAAATCGACCCTGTTTGGCAAATTTCAACGCACTAGAAGCATCCGTAAATAAGGTCTTACGACGCTCTATTTCTGCTTTCCTCTGCTGTTCTTGCTGAGCGAGCTGTAGAGCTTGCTGCTGCTGTGCAAACTGTGGCCCACGCCCCTGTAGCCCGGCTGACAACCCTAAAAGGACATTACCCGCTTGGGGTAATTCTTGACCTAACTGTTGTAAGAAACCATTAGCCATTATGCGAACCCTGCGAATTGTGCGCCTGTGTTAATCGTGGTAACGGGAGGTGGTGGAGAAGATGTCCCACCGCCACCAAATCCTCCAGAACCCCCTAACGTTGTTCCTAAAGTACCTAATGCCCCGAGTAAATTAGCGTTATTTTGCTGTGTATTGACCTGAGGTGCAGTAACAATAGGTTGACCGCCTAACTGAGAGCCAGATTGTGTGGCTATATTAGCAAGAATTGCCGCCAACTGCTCTTGGCTTGTACCTTGTTGCTGGCCCGCAGCAGAAAGAAGATTGGCTAAATTAACACCACCCTGGCCTATTAAGTCAGAGATTCCACCACCCTGCTGTGACAATAAATTACTTAAAGCAGACGTTGTGCCACCGACCGCCTGTGCAATCTGCTCACCCGCGCGTGTACGTCCTCCGGCCAACTGCTGACCTGTTCCTGAGATTAAGTTAGCGACATTAACACCTGTTTGACCTGCAATGTTAGCAAGATTAGTCCCTCTGCTTAACAAGGCTTGGGCTCCGGCTTGACCTAATTGGCCCGCTATTCCTGCCCCCTGCCCTCCAAGCTGTGCGCCTGCTGCCCCTAATTGACCGGTTAATCCAGCTTGTTGGCCTCTTAACTGACCCACCTGTCCGGCTGCTTGCAATCCTTGACCTGTTACGGCACCTAGACGATTAAATTGATTCTGAAAATCTTGCTGGGCCAGACCGATAGCTTGACGCTGTAATTCTCTTCGAACATTCCCCCCGCCCAATCCACCAATAGCCGCCGCATTTCGGGTTGTTGCTCGTTCAGCCTGTTCTCTTAGAAAAGATTGACCCGGCGATTCTTGGAATGCCGCAAAGGCTTGTGCTTGTGCTTCTGGACCCAATGCCCCCGATAAAGCCGCCTGTTGTTGTTGGGCCTTCTGACCAGGGTCTATAAATGGGCTTAGAGTACCGACACCTTGACCAATAGCCGTGCTAATATCACCACGCGCGCGGGCTAAATCACCTCTTCCCGCCGCTATTTCGGCACTGGCACGCTGCTGGGCTTGTCGTAACTGTCCCAATGCCCCTTCTGTGCCTGCCCGGATATCACTACGGCCAATACCTGCACCCCTTAATAGTGCGGCTGAACCACCTCTTAGACCTTGTCTTAAAGCTAATTCTGAGCCTATAAGACCGGTTGGAGGTGCAGTAGGAAACCCTTGCTGTTGGAAACCTTGTTGAGGAAACCCTTGTTGGGGTAACGTCTGTTGAGGGAATCCTTGAGGACCAGGAAATCCTGAGTTTGGGAGTGGCGCACTTCTTGGGCCAGGAGGGGGATTGATACCAAATCGTGCGTTTGGGTCAAACTCTCCAAAGTCTCTGACAAGATTGCCTTCTGAGTCAACAAACCCTTCACTTCTGAGTGGCGCACCTCCAAAGTCTATGTTTGGGAAAAGTAGCGGGTCAGGGGGATTGATACCAGCTAGTGGCGGCTCTCCAGGGGAAGGAAATCCTGTAGGCCCTCCCAAGCCTGGATCGGCAAATCTTTGTATAACATGGCCTGGAGCATGTGGCATTTTACAACCCTCTTATCGTTCTGTTAGCGAAGCGACCGCCGCCTTGGCCGAAAAACCTCTGAATGGCTGGGCCTCTTCCTAAATTGATACTCCCACCCCCCAATAAATTTCCTGGGTCAACACCAATGTTGGGTTCTGGTGTTTGAGGTGGTGCAACTGGCGCCTGTAGTGCTTGAAAATCAGGCAATTGCTGTTGCGCAAAGCTAGAATCAAATCGTAGTTGTTGAGGTTGAAATTGTGAGAAATCAACAGGCCGACCTAAAATAGCGTTCTGGATCTGAGGCAGTCCACCCAATAACGCTTGCTGGGCGGCTAGATTGCCTTGTTGGAAAACCCCTAACTGTTGTGGGATCGTTTCACCAAACACATCTAAAGCACCCTGGAATCCCAACTGTCTTTGCTGTTGTGCTTCTGGAAATATCCGCTGCACATCTGCCCTGGCCTGAGTTTGAGACTTACTGATAAAGTCGCGATTTTCAGACACTTGTTTTTCTTGCGACTGTAGCGCTTTTTTGGAGGCTTTTTTTTGATCTCGGGAGCCTTTAATAGCTAAACCTGTGCCTACCACTGCCGTTGTTATCGCTGCCATCACAACACCTTTGAGTAAGTAACTTCGGTCTTTCTATAACCGAGTTTTTGATACATTTTTTCAATTTGATCCGGCATGCTAGAAACCATATACACCATGTTCCAGTGCTTAACCCCTGCCTGCCTGGCTAAATCTTCCATAAACATCAACAGCTTTATGCCATTTCGGCCACCTCGATGCTCTTCATTCACCCACCACGCGACCTCAATACCCACTTGAACATCATTGTTAGCCAATAGAGGGCCTTTAATCGCACAAGCAAACCCTTCGGTCTTTCCGTCTATCTCTAAAACCGCAGCAAAATCATTATCAATACAGCTCTCCGCCATACCTTCGACTGTTTCTTGGCAAAATGGATCGTCATAGACCGTATGCATCCAAAAAACTTCAGCCATGTTAATAATGGCGTCTATATCAGTGTGTTTCGCTGCTCTTATCATCATTCACCGTCAAGAAAGAAATTAAGGCCAATCGGCCATTACTTGAACTATCCCCATAACCACCAGGAGGCTCAGCCCTATGCATGCGTCGAGCATCAAAGACCAACGCTCGATTAGGCTTCATGCCAATGTATTCCAACACGTCCCACGCTTCGTAATTGTTCGTATCTCGGGCCCAGATGGCCGTCTCTTCCTGGCTATCAGGGTTATATTCCATACCTGTTTCTTTATGCTTTACAAATGACGTCCCGCCATCCGATCCCATGTACAAAAACAACCCAATATCGCCCATTAACGCATCTGTATGTGCCTGGTGAGGAGCTTTCACTCCTTTTTTAGACAGCCGTAGAAAAGTCACATCCCGAGAAATGGTCTTTTTCATCACCGCTTGTGCCTTTGCTAGAATTTCCCGCTTAATAGCATCAGGAATATCTAAACTAATGCCCGGATAACTGACCCCGTCTTCAGGATTCTCCACATCACCATACTGAAGGTTATCACAATGGGCGCGAAAATCGTCATAGTCGTCTAAGAAACCATCAATAACGATCATACTAATACCCACCCTGACGTGCGATCCCCGGCAACATCCGCTAAATGCTTGATATATAGATCCCCGTTACCAGTATCCATGTAGAGCCGTGTGCTTCTCGCCTCAACAACCCCTTCAGGAGACCCTGAACCTTCAATTGTAGAAAGCTGATTAATAAGTTCAGCCCATATCTGTGTGCGTGGTGTCATCTTCCCTTCATCATCAAGAAGGGCTTGGCTGCGATTAAGAGGAGTTATTTTAGCCATCGACATTGATCTCCATCTTTAAGATCACAGGCTTGATAGGGTCGCTAATCGTAAATCGATAGGCACGCTCTCTTGGCGCCCTGCCCTGTCGGTTCCAAATGACCCGTTGGCCATATTCACCTATCTTTCCAACCTTACGTGAAACAGGATGATTAAAGGTTCTTCCTCCATCATCAGAGAAAGTCATTAAAATTTCAGGATCTGACCCTTGACCGGCTTGAGAGGCGGTGCCTGTCTCCATTAACAACTCAACACTGTCAGTAAACAAAGGCTGTCCTCCATTACCAGCAGGTGGTGTGCTGAATCGTCGTCTAAACTCAACGTCGTCATACTCCACCAAGGCATCTTTATCAATAGTGCCAATCTTATTACTAATGGTATCACCGACAAATAATTCGCCGTAGGCTTCGGAGATACTGCTAACACGCCAAGGTATAGCTTTGGCATTATTGGAGGATTCTTGGGTAAACCATAAGCCACTGGTTAAGTTATAAGTAAATGTCACCTGATTAGGAAAGGTAAAGGCAACAAAGAAATTACCTGCCTGTGCATATTTCAAAACAAAGGCATTTGTTACATCATCGTCAGGAAATTGACGGATTTGGTTATCAATAGCACTTGTGGATAACTTCTGAGGTTTTCCCCCGCCAGACTTCCAAATAGCCGTCTGCTCATTGACGCCAGACCCCACCCATACCATTGCATCATCAATCTCAGCCAAGGTATTAGGGGCTGATATGCCCTTTTGCAGTACTCCACCTTCGATTCTCTGGAAGGGAAATCCACTACCGCCTAGATTCTGGAAGGGTTCGGCAGTTTGAGACCCAAATATATAGACCTGATTATGCAGGACAAACGGCGCTCTAATAGGATCTGGATCTACTTCCGCAGCCGCAAAGTCCGTGGCTGTATACACCAACCCTTGACGTAAATTAGAAATAAAGAATTTATTGCCGTCTTTCTTCGTAAATAAGAAAAACCCATCGACATATATCACTGAGCTAACAGGACCATCAAAGTCACTATCTGAGATCTGAATCAATCCCCCCGCCGCCGTAAATATCCAAGCGTTGAAGGTCTGGGTTTCACCAGGGATAACAATACATAACTCAGTGCCGTTGTCAGCGGTGACTACTCGACCATCGCCAGGCAACGTAACTGCTCCATTAACAACAACCGCATTGTAAGAAGCAACTCCAAAAGCATCGAAGGTTCTATCAATTCGATAAAGATTATTACCGTTAATCTCGTGTAGTATTTCATCTAAAACATGAGAGCCGCGATTAAACTCTTTAATGGCAGCGGTTGTCTGCTCTACCAGTCCAGGAGTACCAAACAATGCCATTTCCGTAATGGTGAGTGTTTGAGGGGGGCTTGGATAGAAGTTGACACACTCTTGAGAAGAGATTGGTAAGGACTCACTAACATAGAATCCTTGAGCAAAAGGAACAGTAATAGCCATTAGTTAAAGTCCGGTTGTATGCTCATTGAGTCCCTTTCGACGTCGTGGGACAGCGCTTCCTGTAGTGTAGTCGCGGCCTTACTTTCAATAACTAGTTGACGATTATCTGGCAAGCCATAACCAGGCCCTATCTCCGCCGCAATAGCCCACTTAATAGGCAAAAACCACTCAGAAGGTAGATCAAGACTATCCAATTGATCATCGGGTATTTCTATCGGCCTAATATAAGTGAACCGTAAGACCTGATTAACATTGGCGGCCACCTGCCATATAAGTAGGTTACCCAGCGTTAATTGTGGAGAATAATACAACTGTACAACAGTGCCAGAGGAGTCCTTATCAGGCTGGTTAAAGTATTCTTGGCGAGACCACTGCTCTACCGGTATCTCAGATGCGGTTAAAGTTTCACCAAATTGTGCATTTAATACCCGTAATGGCCGATCTATCTGCGCACTAAACGAATAAACAGACTTTGCTGTCGCCGCGACACCCGTCAATCCATCTTTTAGCGTGACAGAAGTGGTTGAAACTACATTAAGAATGTCTGTCCACTGTCGGGTACCATCATCTAACTCGATGCCTATACGATCGCCACCAGTCTCATCAATATAATTCAAGGAGGTTAGGGTAGAATCTTCGCCGACTAGAGTGCCGGTATTTTCAACTCTGAAGGTGATGCTATCATTGACCGCAGTGATGGTTAATTCCCCGGTCCCTGTAGCAGTTAGCGTGGTAGTCTCTGCCGTAACCCCTCCATTCAGTACAGTAAACACCGCACTAATAGAGCTGCCTTTGGTATAACCGAATCTCACACGATATGTGACACCAGGCGTAGTGGTTAAGGTACGTTCAGCGCCGCCCGCTACCGTTGAACCATTATTGATCAATAACCCACTACTAATGCTTAATACTGCCGAGTTAATCGCGGTCCAGTCCTGCGTAGAGGTCGTCACGTCCGTTGTAAGGATGTTTGTGGCTCCCGCCATGCCTGTGGTACTAGCGAGCGTTAAAGTCGTGTCTGTGGCCACCTGGTTAGCTGTGAGCGTGGTATTCACAAAGGTGTCGGCTTCTGCAACCTCATCACCACCGGGGCCTAACTGGTATTTCCGCTGCCCTTTGATAAGAGGGACAATCGCCTCAGTCTCAGACCATAAGTGTATACCTTGGGCCTGCCAATGTTTGATAACGACGTTTAGAGCGTTTAATCCAGTCTGTAAGTCAACGTTTTGAATAGGTTGCTCAGAGGGAATAATACGGGCATCCCTCAACGCACCCCGGACAGCATCGCCTGCGCTAAAGGTAAGTGTAGGACTGCTCATACAAGTTGGCTCGCAGTAACGGGAGGATCTTGTAAAGCTGAATCAGGGGCCTGAGTTCTAGTCTCAGTAACCGATATGTTTTCTTTGCGGGGGATAATAATTAACTGTGGTTGTTTAACTTCAAAGTTTCTGACGGTATTAACCATCTGATTCTTCCAGTTGAACGACATTTGCGAGCGCTTATATTTCTGCCCATCGATATCATCGATAACATTCCAGTCACCGGCTCGAAACGTGCTCTTCCTAGGCATCAGTACTTACGGCCTTTACTGGCACTCTTACGTTTCTTACCCTTCTGGCTTAATGGCTTAGAAGCACCTGCCTGTTGAGGTAGTTGATGACCTGCCTGCTGTTGTAGTGTTTCGCGTACTCTGCTCATTATCCTGCCTCCACAACGTGTATATCGCCTGTCCCGGCCCCAGTAATCTCAGCCGCTTCATAAGGTTCTGTTAATGCACCCATAGTATCATCGGCTACTGTCAACACCCCAGCCGCAGGGTTGGCAAAGGTGGGAGAGGTGGCTGTTTGGATGTTTTCGTTAGTCACCTGAATAGTAATACTAGCGCCGGTTAGATTTAAAAAGGTCGCATTATATTCAGGGCCTCGCTTGTGATTGAGTACAAACGTAACAGCACCTGCGGTTGGTTTGTTTACAGTTCGACGTGCCATAAATAACTCACTTTTTAAGGTAAAAGGGCTAAATTGTATTGATTAATGTCAACAATAAAAAAATCAGTCCCGAAAAATGTCCTCGTGGAGTTAGTGCTAACTGATTCTCTCATCTCTAAAAAAGTCTTTGGAGGTAATACGACGCCTAAAACATTGATAGTCGCCACTGGCGCGGGGAAGGCCCAATTAATGCTGCCCTGAACATCATAGGTTACTGACATAATGGTTGGCTGGCCATCGAGTGTGATAAACGTCTCAATCTTAGAATCCTTGTCACCATCCGTGGTAGCGCGAAGAGCCATACTAATCGCTCCACACCCATTGGGAACCTTATAGAAACCATTATGCGTAATATTGGTACCCAGAGGTATTTTGCTTTTAATCTTTGATGGCGTATCAGGCACACCTGCGGTTACTGTATCGGCTTCCGCTATAAACACATCTCCCAAAGCATCGGTTACAATAATCGTTCCCGACTGAACGTGAGTAAAATTACCCACAGAGACTTGTGACTGTCCGGTCAACACTGTAAGGGTTGCCTGTCGGTCACTATTAACATCAAGACCCTGCACCACTACTATGGCAACCGTATCACTAGCGCTTGTACTTGACGCAAATATCTCAGTATCAGAGGTAAGAGGAGTTACCACCCCTCCTCCTGATTCTCCAAGATCCGCTAGATCCCATATTGTTACCCGACCATCAGATATCTGTATGGGAGGTGCATCACCAACCATAAAATCTTCTGCGTATCCAGGAATGCGAGCTAGCGCTACATCAAGGATGAAATCACGGTAAGGAATGTTTGTGCCTAAACTAACCATTACTTTTTTTAAACTCCTCCAGTAATTTCTTCAAACCATCCTTCCAGTTATCACAAGGGATGACTTTTTGGACAATATTTCCGTTATAGACTTCGATGCAATATTTGCCGTTTTCGTCTTTAGCTACTTTGGCCTTCATAATTATCTCTCTTTTGCGACCAATATGTAGTCAAGAGCCATTGTTTTAGCTGGCCTCACTGACCACTTCTATGTACTCAATAACGATATCGAATACAGCCGTATCAGAACCCGCAGAACAGGTATAAGAGACAGGATCACCGCCAGCAGTAATATCTGGCATTCGTGCAGCCGCCGTAGTGGCTTCTGTGATCTCGAACAATAGAGCCCCACGTGTTACTGAGCCATCAGCAAGCGAGCCATATACGAGGCCTGCCGTAGCCAGTGAAGCAGCTGCTAGGTAGCCGTTAGGATCATTTGATGTGCCTTGCGTGCCCACATCAGCAGTCTCAGTGGCATCCACAGTAATAACGTTCAAGAATACGTCTTGAACAATTGCAGTTGCTGGAAGTGTAAAGCCTGTTTGTGTTTCGGTTGTCTGTGCGTCACAGCGAATCACAGCCGTTTTTTTGATAAACTTGGTATCTGCTGCATTTTTAGAACCTGCAGTTGAGCCGTCGAACTTTCTGCGAGTCGCTACACCCGTTGGATAATTAGTGCCAGTCATTGTTAATCTCCTAACAGTCATTGACCAGGCTTGCGCCCATCAAGAGAAAGGGGCCGGAGCCCCTGTCTTTATGCGCCTTCAGAACCAAACACGCCACGCGCGTCATCCCAGCCGAAGCTGTACCGCTCAGAGGCTTTGAATCGTGCATTTTCTGAACTAAACGCATTGTCTTGGCCGAAATCTACTTCTCTACGAGTGTAGTACTTCAGACCATTCGGTGCGTCAGTGGTTAAGAACCAGGCATCTGGATCAGTGAAGAACGGATTGGTCATAAATCCATCACGAACAGAGTTCATATCGCGAACTGCATTGGTTGCATTGTTCCCGGTATCATTCTGTAGCACTGAACCCATAACACGCTGGAATTCAAACATGTTAGCAGGGGCTCCGGCCAAACGTACCGCCTGAAGATCCATCTGCAAACCCCGAGCGTCTTGGATTTCAGCCATCTGAATTAACAGATCTTCCAGTGAAGCTTCGGAGAAGTCAGCAGCGACCGCTAAGGTGTTTGAATACGTACCACCAGAAGGACCGTTAGAATGCGCAGTTGAGAACAACTGAGAACCATCACCATCAACCATAGTCACAGTGGCATCAAAGCCATTGTTATACGAGGCGGCACCTTGTACTTCTTTGGTGATCCCCATCGTGCGCCCTAATGCTTTGGCGCCGTCATTCAGTTGACTATACAACTCATCCTCTAATGCTTCACGGGTAACAATATAACCCTTGGCAAAAGTGGTATGAATGTACTTAGGTGTGAATCCTTGACGACGGGAGTCAAAGGTAATGTCATCACCTTCAGCTTTCGCACTCGCAAGGCCGAAACCCTCTAACTGGACCGCAATCTCAAACGCCTTGTTGGACGTATGGGATGCATACAGCATGGGCCATTTAGGGTTGTGCAGTTTAAGCTCATTACCAAAGACATTCTTTACGCCGTCTTGCAATAAACGTGGGACCGAACCCGTACTTATAGTAAGTCCTGACATGATTCAGTCTCCTTATATGCCAGTGGCGCCAGGCGCTACTGTGGTTTCATTTAACCGCACAATGGCAACATTCCCCAATACACCAGCCGCATCTTCTTTCAGCGCGACAATATGTAGTGGGAGAGTTGCAGTTGTAGCGGCACCCGTTGCGTTCACTTCCATCACTGACGGAAACAGACTGCCTACAGCAGTTGATTCAGTGACGACGGCTGGAGCATTAAGCCCAACCTCAGTGATCAAAAGCGGCCCATTGGCGACATCCACTTCATAGGTGGCATTAGGATCAACATTGACCTTAATCGTACCTAAAGTGCCAGAGACGTGGTGCGTTTGAGATAAAGCTTCACCGGTAAACGTCGGATCTACCGACATCACAACACCCGTGGAAGCAGTACCAGTGGGAGCGATTTCCACATCGGCGACGCCTTCAGCATTAGCAGTACCTGCTATGCGGACAAGGTCACCAGGGACAATCACTTCAGTTGTTGCTGCCAAAACAGCAAATGTTTTTTGCTTGCCAGTCACATCCCCTTGCGAGTCTGTGTTGACTTGTTTGAAACCACCAGGCATGGCAATTCCTCCTAAGTTAATAAAGAAAATAAACGTTCTATTTAATCAATCAACTTACGACGAACTGCCGCTTGACTGGACTTTTGCTAAATAGGTTCTCGACTTTCGCTAGTTTTGACAGCGCTTTGCTGTCCTGTTGGTGAATACTCACCTTCACCAAGGGTAGCTTCTTTGCCTAGACTAGCAGCAGCCTTCTGTCTTTTCAAGGCTTTGTCGTCTTCATGCCACTCGTTGGGGATGGACATTAGGTACAGTGTTCCAGGCCCAGAGCGTCTAGATATGTTGTTTCCTTGCTCATCCACCACATGCTCATAACCTGCATTAATGGCCTGTTGCAGTCTGCCTCGATTATCATCACGGACATAGTGTGCGTGTCGGTTTTCAGACTCAAGTCGTTGTTGAACACTGGCAGGCAGCGTAAGGCTTTTCATTGCCCCGCCCATTGATACACGATTATGGCGATTGATGCCGTGGGCATTTGTTTCTCTGTCGCCTGTGACTACACCTGGATTAGATTCTGCCATTGCTGGCGAGTGACTTGCTTGGGTCTCACCACGCTGAACACCGATCTCTTGGGTTTTAGGTGGACGCCCTGGTCCTCGTTTCTTATCCATATCAAGCCTCCTTACGGCTATTGACGACAGCTTTTAAGAATTCAGCTTCACTACCAAATGAATCTGGGCCTACCTGTTTCCAGATAGCAGTTTCCTCGTGGGTAAGATCTTTCATGGTAATAGATGATCCTGGGCTTGAGCGCTTACGGCCTGGGCCACCTGGCGTTTCTCCCGTTGCCGCTGAATTACGTGCAGGATTGATGTTAGGAAAAGCTCTATTAACATCTGCTTCAACAGCCGCCAAAGCATTCACTTGATCCATGCCTTGTGCTTGATAGAGACCAAACTGCTGTTGAGCGTAAGGCGTTTTAGGGTCGTTCGGGTTATTTACCCACGGGTTTCTAGCTTCCCACTCCATTACTTCGGGTGATTTAGGTGCCACTTGAGGGACTGGTGCGGGTATATCAGCAACACGTTTAGCATCACGAGCCAAATCAATCTGGCCTTGTATATTGTTGGCCCCTTCTGTATCCGCCTCTTCAATGGCATTGTCACGTCTAGCTTCCAGGTCACTAATGGTTTGAGCCAACTGTATCTGGTGAAGCGAGTTAAGGTTCCTAATCTGAGAGTCAGTATCTTGACGGTCTATGACTCGCTGATTCTCTAACTCCTTTACGCGGCCAATCCACTTGCCACGCTCTTTGAATACTTCAGGTGAACGCCAATCATCAGCGTTATTACCCTGTTCTACCCACTCTGCCTTGGATATATGACCTTTTGGTTTATCCTCTTCGGGGGTAGATTGATCTAATTGCTCAGTCGGTTGATCAATTTGGTCAGTTTCTTGACCTTCTTCTGCTGCTTCTAACGCTTCTTCACTCATCGCTTATCACTCCTATGATGTGAGAATCAGGGATGTAACGAAAGTTATCTTGGCTTTCCAAGCTGGACATCTTCCCTTCATAACGACGGTATTCGATCTTATCACCGACCTCTACGCCCCAATCATGAGGACCTTCACAGCCGGGGAAACCCTTATAGGCAGCGGGGCCGAACGCAACAATGACGCCGAATTCGCAAGCTTCCTGCTCCTTCCTGGTCTGTTTATCCCCCATGTAAATACCACCTTCACTAAGATCTTCAATGGTATCCATTCGTATCAGTACATAGAATCCTGCTGGCTTAATCTTCATCGCTTAGTAACTCCTGTGGCTTCCAACAGATCACATTCTCAACCATCGTATTAAATCCTTCTCGTGAGGAATGCATCATTCCTGCCTCTTGAAGAGTGAGATTAGGTGAGCTGGTTATTGCGAGTTCCATCAGACCTACTTCTAATTCCTCCATCAATCGCTTAGTGACTGTGCTTTGACGCCATGCGGCGTAGGCTTCTTCGGGTATTAACTCTTCTTTGTGTTTCGCTTTAATGCTATCTATGAGCTTTTCTATCATCATATCGGGATAGTTCCTTGTGGGTTAAGAGCTTCTAACTGCGCTGTATAAATACTAATCTGATTGGTAACCTCCTCTGTCTCTGCTTTCTCTAGGGTTAATAGGATATTGGCTGCCACTTCTCTAGTCTCAGCCAGTGTTTTCTCGACACCAGCCAGTGCTTCTTCTGCTTTAACTTCTGCTTCCCCGTCTTTACGGTCCTCAGCACGCTTCATTAAATCGATCTGTATGCGTGTTAGCTCTTGTTGCTGCTCGGCAAATTGATTCGCTTGTTCTTGCTGCTGTCTCAAAGCATCGAGACGCTGCTGATCCTCTGGGCTTAGACGCTGTTCATCGGGGAATATCTCATCAGTAATCTCTGATCCAATCGCCTCGAAGAATGACCGGATAATAGGAATAGGGTTGCCTTGTGCCTGTAGAACACGGTCAAACACACTCATCTGTACTTCAGCTAACTGAATTCTCTGCATCTTAGAGGACATTTCAGAGTTAGCAGTAGGTATGATGTCGAAACCTTCCGCGTTAAAGTCTGCTTGAGCGTCCGCCTCAGGATCATCAAGAAGAACCTTGTACAATTGAGGGTCGATAAACTTCTGATTCAACTTAAGTAATATCTGAAACTCCGTAGACTCCGCCTGGATGATGTTCTCCATTAAGGCGGACAAAGGTATCAATTGCTCCTGAATCACCGCCAGAGCCGTTGTAGGAGCCGTCTGGGCCGTTATCTGGCCTGAGGCATCAACACTAGCCGCAAATGCTCTACCCTCGTTAGAAAGCTTCTCATTAAGAGCGAAGAGGGTTTGGCTGGGCTCTTTGATAGGCATCGGTAGTATGCCTTGGGCTAATTCCTTGGGCGCTAACTCAGTAGACTTAAACTCTCCGGGCCTAAATGAGATTGGCCCCATCTTTTTACGGAAGCCCTTAGCTAACAACCCAATCTGTCTATTGGACAGCGTACCCGCATCAATCAGTTGATTAGTGGTGGCATTCACACCGGCTGTTGTCGCTCCCATCAAGTGGAAATAGCCCAGATCTAGAAAGGTTCCATCCATTGAAGGGATAAACCCGTACTTTGTAATGGGCTGTGATGCTTCAATGCGGGCTAGCTTCAAGCCTTTGAAGTCTGGCTCTTCGGGGAATTCAGGTTCAGGCAAGCCTGCTTGTTGTGCATCTTTCAAATCCTGAAGCCTTTCGGCTTTAAGATGCTCGATCAGTGAGATAACCAGACCTTGTTGGTTGGTCACCATGATCGAGTTCTCATCGAATCTCGCTACAATCCTAACCACCTTCTTGGTTTGTTCGTGAACCGTAACAATGTAGGGCTCTTCATACCCATCATCGTCGAGATCCACAAAGCAGTATTGCTCTAAGAATCGGTTAGGGTTATCAGTAGCATCGGTAACTTCCTCATCCTCGTTCGAGCCTTTGTCGCCTTCTACATCTTTGGGATAGATATCAGCATCTAGCCAGATACCTGATTGCTGGTTCTCAAAGAGCTGATTAGCTGATCGATCAAGTATATGGGTAAAGGATCTAGCCGTGTCTATGTGGGTTGTAGCCTGGTTAACAGCAAAGTCTGGGTAATGAATAACATGCGATACGTTTCTACCTAACAGAGGATCGAAGAGGGATTTCTTAAACATGGCCCCTACGTTAGGCAGGATATACAGTAGCTTCTTCTGATCGGGACGCCACTCTTTCATCTGGTGGTTGATCTGATAGTTCATGACCTCGGTAATCCGGTCTGCCCGTGCCTGCTTATCGTCCATGGAATCACGGCGCTGCTGAATTGCTTGCTCTTGCTCTTGAATCTGCTGCTGAGCTTGCTGTAGTTGCTGGGACATTTGGGGATCAGGCTCTTGGCCCTGCTCTTGAGCCTCCTGTATTTGCTGGGATTGCTGCTCTATCTGCGCCTTAGCTTCGTCGACGTCGCCCTGGTCCCTTGATATTCCCTTGGCTTGAGACTTCAAACCTATAACATCCGCTTTGATGAGGTTTCTAGCCCTCAACAATTCTAAGGATGCTCGGTTGCCAAAGGCTAAAGATGCCTCTGTCATCATGGATGACTTGAAGTTACTAGCCCCTTCCCACGGAGTTGATTTAGGGTGAAGCTCTTGCTTGACCAGCTCTTGACCCTTCTCAACCGCTTCCATCCATTCATCCATAGAGTGGACATCTTCCTCGAATCTCTCAACAACATCGTTACCTATTTGCATAAGCTGATCTTCTTTCAGATCTTCGGCTATGTTGATGTTACCGATAAAGTCTACTAATTTGCTGATTGACATTGTTATTGTCCCGTTAATACATCAGATTGCGCTTTATACTTGTTAGGCACTCTTGGAAATCCTCACCACTATCAGCCTTACAAAGATACATCCCACTCTTCAGCTGCCTGAGAACAGTAGCTTTACCAGCATATGTTTGAATTGCAGACCTCATCGCTTTAAATCTCCGGCCATCAATAGGTTGTTTGTCCATCCATGCATTCCTTAGATCCGCCTCATCATCTCTAAACATAGGATCATTCGTATAGCATTCATAAATTTCTCTTGCGGCGGTTGAGCCTTCTGCAAAGCTTATAGTTTTTGGATAATTCATATCAATATCCCATTACGCCCACGTCTTCAGAGTGTTGTTCTTCTTCATCCCAGTCGCGACCTACATCATTCTTCTGAATCGCGTGCCTACGCATCATATACGCATAACGAATAGCGTCCAGCAAGTCATCCATAATCTTAGCTATTTCGCTCTTACCATTAGGTTTAGACACCCTATGATATTGCCTAAGCTCCTCAAATACTTCTTTTAAGTGAGAGAAGACCTTAAACCTGCCGGTTTTCATCAGGTTATTCAGCTCCATCAAGCCTGCCTCAACACCATTGCCGCCCTCTTCCCAGGTAGCATGCTCATAGAGAAGTTCAAACCCAGTCTCACTATAGTATTGCTTTTGTTCCTTAGCACTACCCTTCTCTGTCTGTAATCCATCGGCTGGCCATGCTGTGGGGACGTCTTTAGACCATGACTTGACCACATCCCACGCTTCGAAAGGCTGTATTTTTGATCGTTTGAAAGCATTGGTTACATAAAATATGTCAGCATCTACATCCCATGCTATTTGAATGTGTGCTTGGGGGTGAGTCCAACCGAAGTCCATACCGTTAATCAAATACCAATGGGCCGGGATCTCAAAGGCTTCACACCTTATATCCTCTTCAGAATGCTCAAAGATTAACCCTGCTCCCATCAAGGGTACGCCTTTAGAGCGCATAGCACGTTGATAGGGTGGGTATTGAGCCAGTATAGACTCTTTGGCTTCCTCGCTTAGATGGGGTGCGTCTTCCCACGTAGCCGTCTGCATGTACTGACTAGGGATAGGCTCATCCATGAACTTACAGACTAACTCAGTTCTACCATTCTCTGGAGTAAAGGTAAGAATGCCTCTACCTCCATGCCCCTGGTCACCGTTGAGTGTCCTGGTGATAACCTGTGGATAGATTTCGCCATCTTTGGGCTCTTCGTCAATATGATACCAATCAACCACATCGCCCATTAAGGCATGTTGACCTTGGCTATAGGACCAGAACTGACAGATAGCGATACCATTGACGTGTTCGACCATGATCTCACGCATAGCACCTGATGTGCCTGTCATGGCTCTCCATCCCCCCGGGGCAATCTTATCAGCAGCGATTAGGCCACCTTCAAACTTACCTTCTCTGAATCTACCAAACAGTTTCTGCTGTAGTAAGTCTCGGGTCTTCTCTCCTGAGTAGCCTAGTAACCAGCACATGGGAGGATCAACAAACCTATGGCCTTCCCAGTCTTCAGGATAATCACCGGTTAAGTGGAATGAATCTATTGAGCATCCAGTGAGAGACTTACCAACTTGGTTAGCTGCCATCAGCATGCAAGCACTATGGGTACGGGTTGCAGCGTTAAACTTATGCTGCCAATCATAGAGGGAGTGGTAGGTTCGAATGCCTTGAGAGAGCTTGTTGCGTCTTATCTTCTCTTCTAACAGTTCTGCATACTCAAGGGCATTGCCATTGGCACGCATTAGGTTGACTCGCTCCTTTTGAGTTCTTGCTCAAGCTGGAAGAGTCTTCGCTCTAAGGCGTCGTCAGATAATTCAATTAGGCCAAGATCAATACTAGCGTCTACTTCAATAGCTCTAAGCTTAGGCTCTGTGTATTCAGCCATACGTGACCATTCGGCATTGGCTGACTTAAGTGCGGAGTATCTTTGATCGGGGTCTTCGAGGTTATCTGCTTGTTTTTGCAGTACTACACAGTTCTTGGCTATTTCCATAATTGGATGGAAATCATCACCGTACATAGCTTGTAATCGCTTCAGAAGAAACTGTTTATTCTTGTTTGTTGTGCCTGCTCTGCTCATATTCAACTCACTTTAGAGTTAACTGCTTGATTTTTGACCTGTTAAAACGCTTGTTTGGCTTGGTTATAGTATAACACTAGAATGCTTTGTGGCTAGTTCTGCTCATAAGCCTTGATATAATCCTGAAGAAGTGAGTTAGCTAGGACTGGATCACCCTCTAAGCAACTATCCAGAGCCTCACCAAGAAGATTTATCCTGTACTCTGAGGATTTGCCTAATTCCATGACTGTGTCTTTATGATCATGTGTCAGAGCGTTAGCTAATGTGGGTTTCTTTAGCATTATGCTTTTCTCCTATGTTCCATGTGAAACATTAAAGTCCTATAGGTAGATGTGCTAGCCCCGGAATTGAACCGGCCCTGGGGTGCGCGATCATGTTCCAGATCTGCCTGCTTGCGCCGCAGTACCAACACATCCACTTGTAAAACCTTTTATTAATCACCAATTATAGAGTGCTTTGTTGTCTCTAACGCGCCAACTATCTCAGCTCTAGAGTATGTACCCCCTAAAAACCATTCAGTATCTCCATCTGCGGTAACTGTAGTAATACACAACCCTCGGATATTACCTTGCTTAGCCTCGCTTAGAGCTTGTTCTAGGAGCTTGACGCACACATCCGAACCTAATCTATTACTGCATTTAAACTCATGGATGTTGGTTTTGCTCATCGTTGTCCTCCAGTTGTTTTTGAAGTTGTTCAATGATCTCGATAGCTTCAGCTAGCATTATGTAAGAGGTGCAGATAGCTTTGCCGTATTTGGTTTCTAATTCTGAATGCTCAATGGCGTATCGGTATAACTTTAAACAGTCATTGATAATGCTATTGTCCATTAATTAAAGGACGTCACAGGGGTCAACATCGAATAGGACTGTATCGCCGCAAAAGTCTTTGGGGGTGGCATCAACATACTCACCGTGGATCTTCCATTCACCCTTTATATCCAGTAAGCCTGCCTCTGTGGGGTATTCCCAGTATTCATTAGCGGCAAACCCACTGGCAGTGACAGCGGGAGCAGTAATACCGTCTGAGGATGTTTTGGTAATCAGCGTTCCACCCGGTCTAGTAAATACCAGTCTTAAATCAGTGTTTCCTGATAAATCAAAACCGTTGGCGTCCAGTCGTATGATCTTGCCGACGTCGCCTACTTTAAGAACGGCCATTGTTAATCCCCTAAATTTGACATAGAGTACCTGAGCTTAGCGCAAGTACTTCTGTTAGTGTACCGGTTAATGCCGTCGCACTATCATCGATGGTCCCATTGCTTAATGCTAATACCTCAGTAATAGTCCCGTTACTTAATGCAGTAGCCGCATCGTCAATTGTTCCGTTGCTTAAGGCTAATGTGTCAACAATTTGACCCGTTAATGCCAATACACAATCAGGCGTGTCAGGAGCCTCAGACGTAACACTGATGAAAGTCGGGAAGATGCCCTTAAAGAAAGTCTTAGCGCCTCCCGCAAACCCACCCTTGTTACTGTTCCAGAATATCATGTGGTGGTCTTAATTGTGACAAAGGTGTCATCAGCAGTAGCTGAAGAGAATCGCCATGTAATCACGTCTCCGTTCGTATCAGCCGCTAGAGCATCAAACTGGTAGATACCATTGGATACCTCGGCAATCGTCCCAGTAACGCCTGCAAAGGCCCCTCCGTCGATAGATCTTTCTCCTGTCACTGTTAACCCTGTTGCCGGAGTCACATGATCAGAGGTTAGGACCATCAAGAACTCGAAATTCGAGAAGGTAGCATTCTTAGTAACTGTACCGAAATCATAATTAGGCTGTAATGTGGCTAACGTAGTGCCATCTGCGCCTGTAATCGTATCTAGATCGAGCTGAGCTGTGGCTAATGCGGTCGCTAATGCAGCACTGTCCGTGCCGCGCTGATCAGTATTGGTTGTTGTTGTGTTGACCAGGTTAACGGTTCCTACCACACCTGAGGATGACATGGTGATAGCAGTGGCATCTGAAGTGATATTAGTGGCAGCTGTTAGTATTCTTGCGGCTGTACTCCATACCTTATCTGCTGCCGTTTGAGTAATATCAACCAATCCTGTAGTGACTGTTATTGAAAGATCAGTGAAATTAGTAGGCACGTTGGCGGCAAGCAGAGCGCTATCAGTGCCACGCTGATCCGTATTCGTAGTGCAAGTCCCAATCGTCGAGTTGGTTTTGGTGAATCCTGTTCCATCGTAATCAGCTTCTAAATTGTTTGCTGCGGTAGTATCACCTGAAATAGCCGTTACGTCTGCTGTGACTTGATTCGTAACACTGGTAACTGTCGCTACCGTATCCGCTGCTGGGTCGAAGTAACTCGCTGCAACCAAGGTTCTAGCGTTAAATTCGGCTACTGTGGGAATATCGGCAATGGCCGCTGTGTGGTCTGCTGTCTGTGGGGTATCGCCGGTATAGGTAGTAAGTATATCGACTAAATCAACGTTAACAATAGCGCCAGTCAGTGTAGTAATAGCCCCTGCGCTCACAATATCAGTTGCCGCTACATTGTTTAACCCGCTAGTGGTTAAGGCATCATAACTCGTTGCCGGGACTACATAGAACTCATGCCAGACAGGTAGAGCACCTGCGACATTGACCTGAAACAATAAAATGCCATTCGTAGCGGTGTCAGTGGCGTCTAGCGTGGTGGAATACCAGCCATCAGTGTCGTGTGTTGCATTTCCAGAGGCGTTTTTTTGAGCAAATGCCGCACCGTCTTTGGATAACTGCATATCTGCTTGAGCAATGGTTAATCCTGTTTCAGGCGTGACACCATCTGTCGAATCAAGTTCTGGCCCGAAACGTATGATCTGGCTAGTGGATTGTCTTAATAAGTTCATGCACGTCTACGCCTATAATTATACATAGCGACTGGGATAGATAGCCCGCCTGGTGCTGCCTCGGGTATAAAATAAAATCTCGGAACAGAAGGAATCAACAGTTGATTAATGTCACGGCTGACCAATAGATGCTCGGAAGCACTTAAAAAGCGATCGCCCCAACAAAATATAAAGTTTATGTTTCCGTCGAAATTTTCAAGATCGCTGCCAATTGTTACATTTGAAAAACGACATCCAATGCCTAAAGCCGCATTATCTGGGTCCAAACTACCCGCCTTGCTAGCTTGACCATCCTGAACACCATCGACATAAACCCGAATATTGTTTGCTCCTGCTATGTCATCATGCGTACAGCCTACAATATGAAATTGACCAATAGTTAATGCTGTAGCCCCAGTTACAGTCCCGTTTGAGTTTGAGACGAAAGGAATAAAATTTACTTTGTCTCCAGATAATCTAAATTGCCAGCTTCTTACCCCGATATCGCTAGAATCAGCTGTAAAGATAGATTGAGTCCCAGTGACACTTGCAGGGGTAATGCCTGCGACTATTGATAATCTTCCAGTATGTGGAACTTGCCGCCCAAGCAGCATGGCACCATTGCTTGCGTGCTCTGAAAGCTGCCCACGGGTATCGAAAGAGGTAGTGATGTTTTTTGAATCTACTGACACTCTGCCTGAAATTAACTCATGAACTACAGGTCCGTTCAGCAAATATACGCGTGTTAATCCGCGTGTTAGCGAATTACTCCAATTAACTTTTAAAGGAAGTATTGATTTGACATGAGGAGATTTAAACCCTTCACGTATTGGAAGCATCATGGATGAGGCCCAGGCGCTTTAGGAGTAGGATGAAGATCCCACCCAGCACTCATTGTTTGTCCCGAGTTATTCAAAATAAAAAATTGATAAATCTGGGATGCATTATTATTGGGCAGATCGACAATAATAGGATAAAACTCATTACTGGTTACATCCTTTACTGGAATACTTTCTATAAATACATGTTGAAAGTTTGCGGTGGGCACAGGTGCGTCATTCGTGCCTTGTATATCAAGCAACTGAGCATACAAGGCAACTGCACTGTTTGCATCTGGGGCTACTGAGAAAGTGGCCTCTAAGACAAAGCTTCCAGTAAATGCATCATCATCATTAGTCCATGTGCTTAAGTCGCCAGCAACAGAAAATGCACCATCTGCCACTGACCCCGATGTACTGTCTAAGCTGTCTTGTGTACCAAAAAAGTCTATTGAAGCATCTGTTCCTATAGCCATTATTAAACCCCGTTATTAAATGCTATTACCAAACCATCCACTATTGCATCAATATTTGTCTGTACAGCAGGATCGCCAGCGCCGGTTATTTGACCGATCGTTAATCCGCTATTTTGGGCCAATACTGCAATTAGTGCGATTTTACTCTGAGATTTAAGTGATAACATAGTTGACCACGCCCATTTCTGTTGATCTAGAGTTCCAGTAATCAAAAAATCTGTCGCTGCTTTTGAAACAGCTACCTCTACCCTACCCAACAAATCTCCATCGTTAAACAAACCTCGTAAATCTATATAATCAGCCATAAGGCACCTCTATATCCCGTTATCGGGATTCTTATAAATCAATCTGCACTAATTCCGACACTTCACCGTTAAACAGAACGGTTCTAATCTGATAGCCTTTTATATCTGATAGATCTAACGGATTACGGTTTTCGTTCTTTGTTGGGTGGTCGAACTTCATTGTTACGTCTTGAGTCTTCTCAGGCGTGCATTCGCCAGATCGCTCAAATTCTATATCAGCCCACACGAAAGTGATCTTTCCTTCTTCCTCGTGCAGCTTACCATACTCTTTTCTTGTACAAGTTACCGAATAACCCGACCCTTTGAGGGCTTCATTGATACCAGCACAGTAACCTGTATGTAGATTAGCGTAGTTATCGGGTAGTTCGCTCACCTTCGGCCCTGATATTTAAAGCTATAGTGATTGCCATCATCAAAATGACCACCCCAGGAACAATCTTCGTGTAACGTCTCCCAGTACTCACCTAATGGCCTGTGGTCCTCTGTCTCGGTCAGGTATACGCCATCCTTGAATAAGTTTAAATCGATGGCTAAGCGGCTCTTATGGAGTGATTTCTCCCTGCCATGGGTGCAATCTTGACGACGGTAAGCATCACCAAAGGTTATTTCGTACCCATTATCATAAGCCCAGTCAATGAGTCTAGGCACAAACTTTGCGAAGAGACGTTGCTTATCCCCTAAAGTCATTACAATCCTCCGTTGCCGGCCATCTCTATAGCAGTATTAACGGCCCAACCTAGGCCAAAGGCGCCTATTAGGGAGAAGAACATACGGGGGGCGAATTGACGTGCGAATTTGTTGACAGCAGTGACGTTCTCTAAAGCGACAACCCTAGCGCCTAGACCTGCCATAGCAGACTCGTTGCGCTGATTACGTTCTAATAGATTGATTATACGTTCTTCAGAGAGGGCATGACGGGTGTTTGATTCGGCCATACCTTTGGCCATTTCAGTCAAAACGTCTTGCTGACCGCCTAATATTTTCTCTAACCGCAGAAAAGATGCACCTAATTCATCTTGGCTTTTGATAATATTATCAATGAGGGCCTTGTCGGTCATCTTCCTCGCCTGCTAGTTTAGATCTCATCCTCTCTAGGGCGTACAATAGCATGGATGCCGCTGAAATTGCGATTATGCCGAAGATTACGCCCAACCAGAAAAGTGGCCCAGCGTTTAATAGTTGTTCCCACATTGCCTATCCTAATTAGCAAAAAGATCTGCCAAGCACTGAGCAGGATCATGAAATAGGAATATCTGTCGTAAATTACATCTTGATCTATATAATACTCAACATAGACCAAAAAAGACACAATCGCAGTTAATACAAAAGTATAGCATGCGGACTTTGTATGTTTTGTATACCGACAGCAGGCAAGGAAAGATAATCCAAGCGCCAGAATCATATTCATGTAATAAAATCCAGGGTCTAGCGAGTCTATAGCACCGAAGAAATCAGGAACAACGTAGAGAAGTGACGACAAAGATAGGTGCGCCACGATAATAGATCTGAGATGTAAGTAACCTTTTCCTGCTAATAGCAGAGCAAAAGGAAATATTACTAGGAATAAATCAACCATTTACTTTTTAATTACCCGCTTCTTGCGCTTAGGTTTGTTGGGACTAACCTTCTTCCCTGTGCTTCTAGTGGGCTTTGCCATAACATTTCCTCATAAGGTTGAATGTGTTAAGTTCCATTCTAACGGTTATGAGATAAAAAAGAACCCCGTGGACCTTGACCATCACCCGGGGCTAAGCGCGGCATTTTAATTATCGAACCAAAATACAACCCTGAAATTGCATACTTTATTGCGAAGCTCATACGAATAAAGTATGCAATTAAGATAATTTTCTATCTTAGAGATAAAACTCTCTATAGGGTTACATTTGTCTGTCCACTCTGCATGTACCCAGCTGGCGTCTGTAGTGCCCTGACACCAGGCATCAGGCTTTTCGCCATTTAGCAGGGCCTCGTGCTGCTCGGGGCTTATCATCCCAGATCGCTTTATTTGTCCATCACAAGAATCTTGGTATTCTTTAAGCTCACCTAATGAGAAGTAACTAGGTGTATGTGCGTCACCGGAATAATATTCATACCTCGACCTAGTGATATCGTGGCAGTCATCAGGAATACCTCGGGGGCTATCTATAGGCTTAACTCCTTGCCGGTCTCTAACCCCAGCTAATATGCAAAATAATTCATAATCCCGATCCTCGGCTATACCTTTTGCCCTAAATTCTTTCTGATACTCATTAAAAATATGAGGATCAATATTTACCCAAACACTCTTTCCATCAATTGTTTCTTTTCTTTCTAAACATATATGTATATCGCATCCCATTCTCTAATCTCCTTGTGTGTATTACTATGGGCTTGGCTTATCTGCACCGAAATAAGACTCTCTAAACCCCGGCGATTTCATCGTTTTAAGCTCCCCTGTGGTGAAAATGCCGCCTTTGCTTGGGGCTTTCCATAATCCGCGCTGAACCTCTTCTGATAGCTCATACCACGCCTCTGCGCCTGCTGAAAAAGTATTATCTGCTATCGATTCTTTGATAACAGTAATGCTGTCCATATTGGCATCTACTAGCGCCTCATATTCAGAATTGATAAAAGCCTCTTGTATCTTAGGGTCTGGGATATCTTCACCCGCATAAATGTAATGACCCAATCCAAACATTCCCAAACACTTAGTTAAACACCGCATTCTAGTATCACTAATCTGTCGTGTATTAGGGTTTATGATGGCATTGTTCTTATGGTCCATCACTGGAAGCCACATAGAGCGCCGTAGATGGCTTTCTCCTTCCTGTACTACTACCGCACACCAAATCTCTACACTGCCGTCAGGATTGATTGTAGGAGGCTCAAAGCCATAATGAGACTCTGGGAAGTTCTCCATTAGCGTGCCCCAAGCCCAAGCCCAAGACAGATAGGTTAAATTACCTTTCTTGCTAGAATGCTCACTGACGTTAATTGAGGCCAATGTTGACCAGACTCGTTTTGCAAACATTACAAAGACTCCAGTGTCTCTAGGTAGATTCGTGTGGCCTCTGAATCCCATACAATGCTTTCAGTGGTTCCACGCTTATAAGGGTTGTCAGTGTTACCTTCTTCCCGATAGGCAACACGGCATAATCTTCTGGTCTCTGTCTCTTGTAGATCAGTGATCTGATTCATCATCTAGCTCCTCTATTGCCATCTCCCTGGCAAAATCAACGTAGTTGCTCTTTAGGAATTCCATTTCTTCTTCTACATCGGCGGATAAATTGGTTAGGATCTTATTCAACAGTTCAGATATTGTGACAAATAAAACCCTTTGATGAGGATTGTAAAGCTCTTCTAGCTTGCTGGGATCATCAGCTATTTCCATTATCTTGAAGGCTATGTCCTGTTCTGAATGATCAGGAGCATCGCCTCCACCATCATGCTTTAGCTCTGCACTCTCTGCGGCGCTTTTAATATCAAAGACGTTGTGACCAGTGACTACGAGTGAATCGTTATTTTTAATCATGATATCCATTCCTGTTAAATTATGCTTTATAAGCCCGATATCTTATGAGCTAAGGCTAGTTCTGGGTTGAACAGTGCTGTCCACATCCATACATTAGAAAACCCGATAACTACGTCAAATACTCCGGCTATTCCGAGGACTATCGCCAAAACTGACAGCCCCATATATCCAATTTCCCAGTCGGACCAATAACCATCCTCTTCTTTCTTTCTTAGACAGAAATTTATCGCCCACCGAAAGCCAAAGAACCCACAAACCATCAAGACTAAGCCAATTACGGCTGTCACTAAGTCTTGCATTGCACTAATTCGAACAACCGCAAGCGCAGCTTCTGCAACATCGGGTGCATAGTTTGTTGTGATCGCTTCAATTTTATCCAGTATCTCCACTGCCTTTGCTTCTAGATCGCTCATGCTATTCCCCTTCCATTCCTGTGTTTATGTATAACTCATACTACCCCAATCCCAGGGAATGTCAACTGTATTCTTTAACTATTTCTGCCCAATATCCACTCACTGGATCGGGTATGTCTATTTGCCAGTAATCTCTAGCGAAGTTCTTGATCTTATCCAGGTATTCACTGAAGGTGGGCTTCATAGGATCTTCACCAGACTTGTTTAGCTTAGTGGTTGACCAGTAGAGTTTTCTTGTTTTCCCTTGTCGGGTTATGGTCTGTTTAACTAAATACATATTCCTAAACATTTCATGCAGTAATTCTTGGGTATACGGATATTCACAACCATCATCATCTGTTACACAAAGTCCACCAGCTTCTAAGGCGTCAGATAGAAACTTGTAATACCACCCCCATAGGGCTTTGTTTTGTTGAGTGGTACGCTTGAACTTATACTCAGATATGATTAATTCTTTTGGCGTACTGTTGTCGAATTTACTGGCATTCGCAGCTAAATAATTAGCAACAAACCTTAAATCATCTAATGACTTTATGACTTTACGGTAGATCACGCTTTAACCTCTTGAGCTTTTTATTGAAGATCTTCTTTATTCTTTTGGCGTAATCAATTGTGAACTTAGCAGGATTATGCGGACCCTCAAGCCAATCAACCTTCCCCTGACCTATCTTTTCAACCAGTTTTATCCTGTACTGTTGCTGGTTGCCGGACTTGTGGGAATTACAGAAGCTCGCTTGCTTGTGGATATTCCATAGATTGAATCTTAATTCAGGATGAGCCCCTGTGCTCAAAAAGTGACCAGCATGGTATTGGCCGGAATGATGTCGACCGCAACATATGCAGGGTAACTTTTTATCACGCTCCCTCACATAGGCATTAACGACCTTTTGAGCATCCTTAAGCCATCCACCTAAAGTCTTTAGCTTATCCTTGCGTTTCTTATCATCCCTGCCTCTCTGTAGTCTCACCTGTTCTACTTTCTTGGCTTCTTTGACCTTACCTACCACTATTGAGCAAGGGACACTACAAGCGCTCTGGAGAGGTCTAGTAGGTGTAAACTTATCCTTACACCCTTTGCAGGTTTTGGACTTTGGGAGCTTACGCTTCAGCATCTAATAGCTCGGAGTGTTGGTAAATATTCCCGATAACATGAGGCCCATCCCCTAAACCGATATTGGTATAAATGAAGGATATCAGTGTAGCTATATATTCGTGAGGCTCATAAAATACAGAGAAGCAGCCATTTTTAAACTTTACTACACACCTCCTATATTCAAACTTTTCAGAGTCTGGCACATCGGTAATATCGGAAATTAATATATCCCCTTCAAATATTTCTTTTCCGTTCTTATCTTTTAGTCCGGTGTATTGCATGACAATATGTTTGTCACTATCAACACGGGCGCCAAATTCATCGTTATAACAACACCCATCATGTAAATCGCCAAGGTCGAAAGGGAGAGACATTTCCTTCCCAGTCCAAACCCTAAATTTAATCTCTCTCACGCTATTCTCCTTAAGCATCTACTACATCGCCAGTCTTTAGCTTGTCCATTAGGGTGTTGAAGTCTTCGCCGGGTTTGTATTTCTTGCGTAGTGCTGATTGAGTCCACCCCCAAGAAGCCTTGGGGTGATCAATGCTTAACCTATATCCTGGCTCGTAGATTCCACTCCCACTCAAACAATCACGATAAACATCCAACACAACCGCATCACCACTTAAGTGTGGATACTCAACCGACTGCAATATAACCTCTTCACCTACTTTAAATAAGCTCATCTTAAAGTTCCTTTATGTGTTCATCGACTGCTTGCTTGAATGCTTGCCTCAGCTCTTCTACGGTCTCCCCTTCATAACTCACTAAAGGTTCGATTTCCATTAATTTACCATACAGGCAACTATCAGCTAGGCTTACTTCAAGGGAGCCTACATAGCCTTTATATCCAAATACTCGGCGTCCTTCCTGTAGGCGTTTAAGTACTGCTTGTGTCTCAGTCATTACATAACCCTTTAATCGTACCGTGAAGAGCAATAATGAATACAATGTAAAATATTAAAATAGCTGTAAAATACAAGGGCCCCATAACCCATAACCAAGACCATTCGATAAGACCCATAACCTTTAGGAGTACAAATATTGTCGTTAATAGCAAATTTGTAAGGATTGCTGTCATCTCTATACCTTCAAAATTTACAGGCTTTTGTGACCAATGAAGTTTTCCTTCAGTCATTCTTGCACCTTTTCCTTTTTAGCTTCAGTATCAGCCCAATCCATGACATCAATGGACCTTCCCATTAAACCTTTTCTGTATCTCTCATATCCCTTTGCTGCTAGTCGCCAAGCCTTCTCTTCAGATAATCCATTCTTTTTAGCTATCCTATATGCGTGTTCGTGGACAAAATCACCAGTGTCAATAAACTTCTTCATCATTTACACCTTTAAAGCTAACGGTTTTATTCCATTTTGATTTAAGCATTTGGTTGATCTTTGTCTTTTTAGGCTCTGCGTATAGATATACAATTTCAACGGGATTCCTTTTCTTCTTCTCTGCTCTTGCTTTCCGGCTCATCTCTTTCTTTTTTCCGTTTAAACAGACTTTACAGTTACTTTGTACGTCGTATGCCTTGCCCATGTATTTTCCAAAATGAGATATATGCTTCCATTTTCCCTTTGTCCCGTCATCGTTAATACAAGTGCCGCAGTTCAACATTCTGTTTGGCCGCATTTCTCTCGTTCCATCCTTCCCTAAAAATCTTATCCTGCCACGATTGCTTGATTTCTTGGCGGAAGAACTCATAACGTCACCTCTATAGATTAAAAGGGAATATCATCGTCGAAATTATCTGGTGCTGGTGTTGCTGGCTTCTCCTTACATAACGCTGCAGCCTGTATACCATCTCTAAAAGATTCACCAACTTGAGTAGCCATTTGTTGTTGTACTACTGGCGGCATAGGTACATCCATTGCCATCGCGAATTCTAGCTTTGCATTTTGTATCGAAAGCTGAGGTTCATATTTCCCGGTATTATCGACCTCAACAATTACCCCAGTACCAGAGACAGTTATAATAGAACCCGCTTTTAGAACATCGGTGTAGTATTGAATCTGTTTTTCTTTGGCGAAGAGTGCGGCTTCATAATTTGTCCAAACCGATTTCTTTAATTTATGGCTATAGTTCTTTTCACCCAGTGATACGAAAAACGTTACTCCTGATGGATTAGGGTGTTGTCTAGCGTCTTTATTTATCTTGCATGTTATCGAATGTGTCATTTTTTAAATCATCCTCGTAGTTCCAAGTGTAAAGAAATACATCTAATAGCATTGCGACCCAAATAAGACTTGAATCTATATCAACTACCTCTAAAGATATTCCAGTGATAAACATTACGAATAAAAAGATTAGATGCCACATTATTTAGCCCATCCTCTGTCAGTCACGTCGTCCGAAAGTGAGGTGTCTCGTGTACTCGTTGTCCCGCGATTCATCCTTGGGGTTGGTTTTGCTCGGCTTAACCAACTGTTCATGAATGCGTGTATGCCTCCTCGGCTTTTTCTTTTCTTTTTGTTGGAGTAACACCACGTCACCATTAGTCTTAGCTGTTCGTCTAGGTCTAGTAGGGGGAATCCAAGTTTGTACACCTCGATATCCTCCTGAGTAACTTGGTATAATGTGCCGTCCTTTAATATGAGCTGGTAGGCTGGCGTACCAGGGTCCAGTAACGTTATCTGCTGTTCTGATTTCGTCATCTGTCAACTCCATCTTTGTTAACCTCTTCCCTTATATTACCATCATCCTTGGGAGTGTCAAGTGATTCTAAGATCTTTTTAACGCGCTCGGAGTTGCGCTTTATATCTCTTTCACGCTTTGTGAGGGGTTTGTGGTTATAGCCTGTTTCTTCGTGGGGGTTAGTCATCTGATTTCCCAAATATCTTGTAGTCAATAATGGGCGAAGTAAGCCTCGATCTATAACCGCCATGCTCTGACCGCTCAAACTCCCCATTCTTAGCGACTAAGCTTCTGCCCCTGGCCATTGGATAATCTATGTTAGGGTTGAAATACTTTATATTCTCTGGGGCCTCTTCTCGCTCCTGATAATCAAGCGTTTCCTCTACTTCAAATCCTAACGCATCACACAAAGCCATTAATAATTTCATCTCGTTTGTTTCCATCATTTAATCCTCTTCTTTGCCTTCTCGTTAATGATTACCCTCTCTGGCCTCTCTAAGCTCGCCCACTGGGTTATCTCTTCTACGGTACGCCCACATCCTCTACAGGTAGTATCGCCTGTTGTAGTGGAGCATATGCCGATACAGGGGGTATCCCAGGGTTGTTTGTGGCCGGATATGTTCATTCCCCCCACTTCCGAGTGTTGCACCGATCGCAAGCCCATTCATATTCACGACTATCAAGAACACTGCTGGTGGATTCCACGCCGACAACGATCATCTGCCTGTATGCCTCTCGATATCTGCGGGTGTTGAACCAACGATGGCCGGCACTTGCACAGAATTCCTGCTTTGACATCCCTGGATTTTTTAGCCAGACATCATTCCGGTGAGCGTTGCACCTCTTAGCCATGTTCTTACCCTCTTATGTTCATTGTTAAGTCCAAATTCTTACCAATGTTGTTACAGTAAGTGTAAGGATGCTTGTAACCAGTGTGAAAACTACTAATGCTTTTAGTGAAAATGGAACTGTATCAGGCACCCCCTTTACTATTAATATAGATATACCGAACAGTAATACCGATGTTAGTTGGATGTTCTCTATCATTGTCTTATTCCTTATCAGTTTCCGGCTTTACTCTTTTAAAAGGATGATCTTCTGGTATCTCTGATTCGTCTGTTATCGTCACAAAATCAACTTCTAAGGTGGGTTCACCAAATATGTATAAAGGGCCTTTGTGTATTATCTGGCCTAGCTCTGGTTTATCTTTCATCCTCTTATCCTCTTTAAAGGGTTGTTAATCATCGGGCAAATTATCTAGAGTCGCCTTTAACTTAGTGTAAAGCTCTGGCATTTCACCAGCATCAACCAACTCCCCAAGCGACCGGCAATAACCCCACTCACATTCGATTTTCACTTCCACGCATTCCATATACTCTAGAATTTCTTTGATTAGCTCTTTATCCATATCTCTATCCTCTTTAATTAAACTCAGCTCTGATGATGGGCTTTACTCTTCTATTTACTGGCATCACTACATAATCATCAGTATTTGGCCATCCAACCACAGTAAATCCGAGAGGGTATACTTGCGGTCCAGACGTATCTTTAAGCGTGAAGAAGACTAAATACTTCCTACCTCTCCAATAGAATCTATCACCTGTGTTTAAGTCTTTAATCTTCATAGTTATATCCTTTAGTCATAGGAACCCCACTATCCACACCCTGCTATATCCACATTGGACAGGGCTTTATTGAATAGGTTATCCACACCCTCCAAGTGTTACCTTGGAAACATCACCAGCTACAGTTGTATTGCTACAGTGCCGCCAATTAGTGATGTCAGCTCCCATTTAAGGGGCAAATAAGTGTCCAGGTTGACAGGGGTTAGGTCATGGCCTGGCGTTGGGTCTGTCTTGTTGGATAGAATGATTATGAAGGGGTGCTAGGCTTATAGGGATAGCTAATAGCCCTTCGAATGAGCTACTTGAGGCCAACCTTTAGCTAATTGCGGCCCTCACCGCTCACCTAACACCACCACATAATCATTCTAAACGCCGTTGACGACTGCACTAAAACGGCGGGAGTGTGGAGTACAATCTAATTAGAAGAGAGTGCTCATTTCGCCGGTCTGCCCCTGAGACATTGACGGAATCAGGTTGGTCACGGCTAGAGCGTTAGCTTGGGATAGAGGTCAATTTACCTTAATCCAACTTTTACTCTCATCTAATTAGACTGTGGTACAGGCCGTATATGAAGGGGTGCTAGACAGCGATCCTTAGACCTTAAAGCTGCTTTACGCCTAGCATAAACTAGGGTTCACCAACACACCCACATATACGACCTGTGGACAACCTGCAAATGTATGAATGCCAGGATTTGAACCTGGAAGGTGCTTGCTCACCACTCTGTTCAGGCCTTGGATTATTGCAAGATCCTCGACCCTACTGAGAGCGCGTCTACCAATTCCGCCACATTCATACATTTGCAGGCTGCTTGTCTTTAGAAAGGTTGTGCCTGTGGCCGATTGTGTAGTCACGATCCAAAACCAGCAGGCACAAAAAAGGGCTATTAAGTATGCAGCCCGTTGGAATGGGGTGCAATTCGGAATAGAAAAACCCGCCGAACCGCATACTAAATAACCCTATTCCGATTTGCTTTCTAAAGACGTTCCAACACGCCTATTACTCTACAATTTTAATATACCT